GCAAGATTCCTTGAAACTCGTACAGCAAGAGAATTAAGATTACTAGCTGGGACAACAACCCATTACAGCAAGAAAAAACTCGTACAAATTTACTTACAAAAAACTAATGCCAGCAACACCGAGGTTCAAAATTAATGACCGTGTTAATAAAAAAAGGAACACAGGAGTCTTTTTAGCAATAGATTCTACTGCTGGAACAATTATAGAAATGGAGGAGAAATTTAATACTAGAGGTCGCCCAAGTTATTACTACAACGTGAAATGGCCTGACGGTAGAACATCAGAACACGCACAACACATATTAGTTCCAGCTCCATAAAACATTAAAAAAACCTTCCGTACTGGGGAGATACAGAAGGTCTTTCTTTCTTTTTTTCGCTGACCAGAGGCTATGCAAGACCTCTTTTAAAACTATAACCCTAATATTTTTCCTAGCAAGTTAGGCTCCTTTTTTTTTTCTTCAAATAGTTTGATTAATCGAGTTTGTAACTCTGCAATTTTATTTAAACAACCAGCGATAAAAATACTTTGTTGATGATTTTGTCTTGCACAATCTTCTGCATATTTTTTAATACCTTCTAAATCATCAGATGATTGAATTAACCTTATTTCTTTTTCTAAATGCAATTCCTCTTCTAAAGTAGGAGGTTGAGCTAATTCAAGAATAAATGAAAGATCTAATGGAATTTCTTTTTCTTTCATCTTTTTCTTTTAGTTTTAGCAATTTTTCTTGATGCTGAAAAGCTTTAAATCGCTGCCTTTTTAGTTCTTGACAATAAGAACAATTACACAATTCCATCAAAGCTATCAAGATCTCCTGCTTTAGCTGCTAGTCCAGTATAAATACCATGTTGAGGATGATCTGGTCTATGACGACCATCAAGAATATACCAACGCTCCATGTTTAATACTCTTTGACGGTCTTCTTCTACCCAATCTTTCTTATATATGCTCATTGAAGTTTTAATGTTCGATTAGGCCATAGTCTAACTTCTATAAAGTCAACATCTTCTGAAGTAAGACTGTTGTTACTTTGTTCTGTAGCAGACTCAAGTACCCAAAGGGTAAAGCGTTTTCCTCGCTCGCTGCTGAAGAATAATTTTTTCATTGGTAATTTTCATGAAACTGATTAAAATATTTTTGTACTTTACCCCCTAGCAAGCATTAGCATTTTGAGTATTGGATAGCTATTAAACCCTTAGCTTCGTAGAGGACTCTAAGGGTTTTTTAGTGACTATTGTCCTCTCCAGTTCCTTGGTTTGTTTGCATCTAATCTTGCTAACTCTTTGTCAATACTGTTAAGGCGGTGAAAAATCTCACGGATGTCACCTTGCCTTTTATTAGACCTGTTGCCTAAAACCATAAGCAACGCTGACAACATAGCACCAAGTAGAGCTGCAAGAATTTCAGACATTTACATTAGGCCATGTTCCTTGCTGTATCTTAATCCATTGTTTTTGTGCTTCGACTAGATCGGGCTGCGATATATCTGGATCATTAATAATGCTCCATAACTCAATTCTTTTATTAATAGATTCAACGGTTATTCCATGAGACTTGGCTATTACTTCTTTCTGCTCTTGTGATAAGAACTTCATTACTTTTTTACCATTTGTGTCTAATGTAGGCATGTTTACTTGTTTTTCTATGGAAGCCAAGGAAAAAGTTAAAAACCAAGCCAAGCCAGAAAAAATTGAAAAAGTATTAGATGATGATGACAAGCCTGAGTATCAAGAAAAAATTGTTTTTCTGACTTCTACAATTTTTCAGTCAATTATTGTCACTTGGTGTTTGCTAGTCCTGAGCATGGGATACATTAAGCTTCCAACAAGGATGTTTGGAATGGATATTCCAGACCAGCCAAGAATTGATAGCACTTTTGCTGCGGGTCTTCTTGGGAATATTTTGGCAGGTTGGGGCATCAGCGTAGGAGCTAATGGTGGTAATAAGAAAAAGAAAAAAGAGGGAGAATCGTCTGGGGCTATACCAACAGGAGGCGGTTATCAAACTATTATTGTTAAACAACCTTTGGAACTGATAGCAAAACCTGCTGAAGTCCGTCGAGTTGATCCCATTACAAATCGTCCAATAGGGGATGACGGCAAACTCTTATGAAAAAACTTTTAATTCCTTTTGTTTTCTTGCTTGCGTCCTCTGCCAATGCAGCACCAATTATTCACAAAATAACCGCCACATCTCAAGGAATAGTTGACGGTGCTTATTCTCATATCAAGGCCGTTCCAAGTACTTACACAATGTCTAGTACTGGAGTTACAGCCGCAACCCTTGGGCATTTAGACGTACCAGCATCAGCTAACAATGCTCTAACAGGAGTCGCTGCTACTCACGGAACAGGTAGCTATAGCCAGACCACCGCAGGAGCCGCTACAAGTTTTTCTGAATCATATATTCAAGGCTCAAGTGTAAGTTCAGCGGCTTCGTTAACTCATGCAGGATTAACAAGTCTTCCATCAGGTTTAGATGCTGTTTATGTGGCTGGTGGATCAAATAATGGAATGTCAATTGCAATCACATCTGTAGGCGGGGGAACCATAACATTGGCTCCGGGTGCTGCTGGAACTTCTATAACTGGATCAATAACTAGTGCTTTGCAAATTGGTGATTAATGAAGGCATTTGCATTATTAATTGCCTTCTTAAGCGTTGGTACTGCTAAAGTCTTAGCTGTTCCCGTGGTCCCAAATTTTCAAAGTGGATCGACATCAAGCACCACGACCTCTACTCAAAAAACGGTGGAGTTAATAGAAACGTGGGAGTATCAGACAGGTTTTGAATATAGTTTAGGTGGTACGAATTTAAGCGTTACAGGTAAATTAACGCCTGATATTGTAACGGTAGGAACTCATTCAGTTAACGGTGTAACAACAACACATTATGGAGCAAACTTAAATACTTTACCTACAGCTACTATGCACACTCAAGGAGCAAGTACAAACCTATTAAATTCATATCATGGACCCGGACTTAAGAATTTTACCCGAATTTCTAGAGATATTACTACTGAATCAATAACAGAAACTATGAGCACATTTACACAATGAAGAGGAGCTTATTTGCTTTACTATTTATTATTCCTAGCCCAGTATTTGCAGAGGTAAGCATGTCTAACAATCCTATCTCAAATTCCAGTGGTTCCGTAACTAATATGGGTGTGTTAAATATGCCAAGCAAACAATTTACAAATACTTTATCATTAAATCAAGCTCAATGCCAAGGTGACACCTTCGTTGTTCAACCTTTTGTTAGTACTAATATTTCAGGAGGTATGCCAAAAGTTGAAAGTTTTCTTGATCCTGTTTATTCAACTAAAGATGTAAAAGGTGCTTTTGATGACGAAGGAAATGAAATAGGTGATGGAGAAATTGATGACCCAACTTTAATCAGAGGTTATAAAACAGTAAACCGATTTGAAAAGACAAACTGGGCAATTTCACCAGGAATAAGTTTAAGCCTAAATATAAATCTAGATCGCAAATCTGTACGTGCTTGCAGGAGAGCGCAGACTCATTTAGTTAATCTTTTACAGGCGAAACACGAAGACGCTAGGATGTCGTTTGAATTGGGAAGGGCAAAACACTGCTCAGATTTATTTGTGAGCGGAGTTAGATTTAAGAAGGGTTCAAAATACGAAATACTATGTGCAGATATTGAGCTAGTTTCAAAGCCAAATACGTTAATAGATCATTCTCACAGTATTGAAGCTACTTCATCCGATCCCTCTGAGCCTTTCTCCTTTGAGATACCGAAAGGATCTCCTCCTTCTTCTTAAATAATTTTTTAGCCAAGGCTTTAGACCGTTTCTTAATTTGCTTCTGGATCTGTTTTTGTACGATTTTTATGTAGGGCTGGAGAGTACCAACAGCAAGAATACTGGTGACAGCTATTGCACTTGTAGAAACTAATAATGGAGCAGGAGGAGAATAATTACCAGCTATCTCAAGCGGGTTTAATCCTTGCCAAACCGTTTCACATTTACCCGTTAAAATATCTCTCTCCCATCCTTTGATCCTTGCAAGGCCGCCTTTTCCTAACGAACCAATTGGAGTTTTAGCAAGTGTGTCTAATGGTGGGCAGGGCAAAAATTCTGCAATAAACTGTCCATCAATATTTGGAGTTTTTAAATTTTGATTACCTACATTGGTATTAGTCTTCTTGTCATTTTTTCCATCCTCCTTTTTCACTTCCTCAGTTTGATCCCCTATTGAATTAAGAAGCTGATAAGGGGCTTCAGCTTTTGGTTCTAAAGCAGATATATCTTGAGGAATTGAACCGCTATCAGGAGCAAGAATCGTTACAGGAGAATAATCACACAGAACCATTGAACCTTCGGGATCGGTTGTAAACATATCTCCAGCTCCAAGCTCTTTTTCACGAGCCATCACACAAGGAATATCAATTAACGGCACAAATCCAAAAGGTAAATCTCCTAATGTTGTTGGTGGAATTATTTCTCTAGGTGGTATTAATACAACATCATTAACAGGACTAACTCTTGCTTCTCTTGCTAAAGGTGGATCTATTTCCACTTAGCAGTCGTTCCATTGACCAGCAATATCGCTCGCAACATTTCCTACTTGTTTTCTAGCTTGACCAAAAAATATTCCTGCTAATACTGGCCCTACAATTGGAACCCCTGCCAAAGCTGGTGTCACCTGAACCGAACCAGCATCAGCAATCATCTGTCCATTACTGCGTCCTTGGGCTTGCTTTGCAATACATTCAATCTGTTTTGCTGTCAATTTACCGTCTGAGCCTTGCGGATATGTAATGAACTGAGCAACAGATTCTTTATGTGTATGTGTTCTTTTTATACCTCCATTAAAGGTAGGTTGTTCTGAATCGGTATAAGTCAACATTGTTTTTGGATCGTGTTGACGGCTGGCAAAACTCCATTGCTCTCCACCATCAGCACCAGTTTCACTCCTAATTTGAATTGAACTATAAGGAGTATTAGAAAGCTTGGCTATATCAGGGATGCCGGA